CGTCGATGACCGCCTTCGGAGCGCCGGTGCAGGTGCGCACCAGGTCGGCGATGGCCTCGGCGCTGAACTCGTCCTCGAGATCCCAGCCAGTGACGATCTCGCCCAGTTGCTCGGCCTGCAGGGAGATCTCGCCAGCGGTGACTTCCTCCCAGGTTGCCCCATCCTTCTGGGCTTTCTCCGTCCAGGCGTCACGAGCCTTGTTCCAGCGGTCGAACATTGCGGACAGGGCCACGCGGTCCATGTAGCGGAACTGGAACTCCACCGGCACTGCCTCGCCACCAATGCGCGGCACCTGCACCAGCGCGGTGAACGTCGGGTTCTGCGCAATTTTGATCTTCGCCATGTGGACTCCTTAGGCAGCCTTGAGGTAGCGCAGAGGGCGGCCGGACAGGCCAACAGAGATGGTGCGGGTCATCAGGTTGTTCCGCTCCATGGTCGGGGTGGTGGTGATGCTGACGTAGCCCGGATAGAGGATCTGGTCACCGTTGCGCAGCTTCAGGCGAACCACGGTCAGCTCCTTGGACTCGTCGAAGCCTTCGACAGCGCCCACGTACGCGGCGGTTGGCTGATCCTCGACCACGATCGCCAGACTGATCGGGTTGCGGTTGGTCGGCATCTGGCGGTCGTCATCGTCTTCCAGATAGCCCACGGTCAGAAACTGCTGCTCACCGCCGGACGGGGTGAAGCCAGTTACCTTGGAGATTTGCACCCAGTCGGTGACCGGGATGACCGAGCCAAGGCCAGCGCCAGGGGTGAAGATGTCGGCATCGGTGGTGCTGATGCTGCCCAGGCCGAAGCTGTCGGTCAGCGGGTTCACGACCCGCGCGGCGCGGTCGGTGAGCTTGGCCCAGCCGGAATCGATCAGCACTACGTCATCGGCAGTCAGGTCGTGGCCTACAGCGCTGAGCACTGGCGGCGCAGCGTTGGTGATTGCGGTGAAGGGGACGGCGGCCCCCAGGGTCGCGGCGATCTCAACGATAGCGCCGTTCGGCAGCGGGAAGCGTGCGGCCATGGTGTTTTCCTCTTGGGTAGAAACGACGAAGCCCGCACGCGGCGGGTTTCATTGGTATCTGGAATGGTTAGCGACGATGCAGAAGGCCGCCCGGGCGAAGCTCTTCGCGGATCACCTCACGCACAGCCTCGGCCTGATCTTCGATCTTGGAGCGCAACTCCAAACCAAGGTCGCTATCAGCAAGCATGCCGCTGAGCAGTCCCAGGACCTCCGAGACATCGCCCTTCTCGATGGCGGGGTCCATGTCGGTCCGATCATCTTTGGTCTCGCCGCGAGCCGGGTCGATACCAAGACCGATGCCAATGCAGACGTATTGGTCATTGGCATTCTTTGCCGTGGTCACGGCAAATCGGTCAGCGGCCGTCAGAAACTGACCAGCCAACAGAGCAGTGCCCGGCTTCCAGTCCGTCAGCGCATCACGCAGTGCACCTTCGCTCTCATCGTCTCGGCAAATCGCCTTCTCCAGCGCGCCAATGCGCTCGGCCAAAGCCTCATCCGCTGATGCGCGGGTGCTGGCTTCGTCAACGATCTGTGCTTTGATAGCGAACTGATCAATGAGGGCCTGGCTGATGAAGACCTGGTCACCCTCAACCACGAACGACTGATCAACCGATGGGTCATCGCTCTTCGGGCAGCCAAGGCGCGCCATGACCTTGCCGTTGCAGGTAATGGTCATACCGTCGCCATTGATGGTGATACCCGAGCCGGTAAGCCGCGAGACTCGAGCCAAGGCCTCTTGCTCAGTCTCGAGGCGCCGGTAGGTCAGCGTGGTGCGGATGTCCGGGCCGTCGCGGTCGAACGAGATGTCCTCAGTCGAGAGCTCGGCGCTATCGCGATGCTCAGCAGGGATCTTCGCGACTTGCGCGCCGATGAAGTTGTAGTACTCGACTGCATTGCTAGGCAGGTCGCTTTCGGGCCACTCGCCAACCGTGACGGTGATCATTTGCGGAGCGCTGGACAGCGAACCCACGGCGACATGGCCTCTGTTGATTTCGAGGGCGCCAGTCTTGAGGTCGAAACGGTATCCTGAAACGCCAGTTACATAGTTAGCACTCTGTATCTGCATACATTGTTCTCCATTCAGGCCGCATCAAGGCCAAGGGTCAGTTGAAGCTGGTCTCGCCAGTACTCGACCTGATGCTCCAGGCCAGACTTCTTGTTTCGCCACCTCGCCAGCTCGCAACCACTCAGGCTTGCAACGGCCTTCGCGTCATCAAGAGCACGACAGGCGCGGTCAAATTGCTGCTTCTCGTTCAACTCGCCGCGCAACAGGGCGTCAATATGCAGGTCGGCCCAAACAGCGAACTTCAGATCCAGCCATCGAGCAAAGGCCACGCCCAGCTTCGGATGCAGCCAGGTGCCACTCTGGTAGCGACCACGGCGCGTTTCTAAAAGTGACTCAGGATCACAATTAAGCGCTTCCGCTAAAACCCCCATGTACTGCCTGGTTTCATCCTGCTTCAGCCAATCGACTGGGCGCTTACCGAAGCGCTTGGCCACATCAGTGGCATTAATCCAGCCCTCGCTATTGAAGCGAACGGCCTGGCCCTGGTAGTGAAACGGAATGACGTTGCTCTCGATCATCTGTGACACCTCGTTCATCAGGCGAATAGATACGCAGCCGGGGCGGACGGATGAACGAACATCCACCGTTCGGCTGTACGGGCCTAGGCTGCGTGTTTGGCTGGCCGCTTTTGGCAGCCTCGGAAGGGTTTACTGGTCCGCGATGCCGCGGTAGGTGAAGCTGGCCGGGACCGTGTAGGTCGCCGACTCGGTTATGGTTGGGCCCTGCTCTACCGGCTCGGTGATCAGGCCCTCGAAGCCATTGCGGCTGAGCGCCGAATCAACCCGGAAGAGGCTCGAAAGCTCGTCGACCAGAGTCTCAGCGATTGCCAGAGGCTGGCCCGCAGGGCAGACGATGCTCACCTGGTAGACACCGGTGTACTCGTAGGCATCGCTGCCCAGGTAGCGGCAGGTGGTGCCCGCTGGCAACTGGAAAGCCTGCAGGTAGGTTTCACCTTGTTGAGCTTCGAAGGCCTGCTCGAAGTTCGCGACCCGGATCGGGCGCGCCGTGGCCCAGGCCATCAGCTTGATCTCGATGGCCTGTCGAGCGAGTGCCTGGCTCATACCTGATTGTTCCTGATGGCTTGGTCGACGATAGCTTGGAAGTTGGCCAGGGTAACCCGGACCATCCCGCTCGGCGCCTGGGTGGAGTGGCCATATTCCAATGGCACGGCATAGGGCAGGTTGTTCACGATGTAGGCAGTCTGGCCGATGGTCAGCGCCTGCACTTGCTCCCGCAATGCCGCAATCGCCTCGCTGCCCGATGGATCGATGCGGTCGAGCTCGCCGGCGGCGGGCAAGTCGATCGAGAACTGCCAATTGCCCCGGAATCGGCCACCAACATAGCCCTTCCCAGCCACGAGGCCGTTAACGTAGAAGTTCTGATAACGCTCGGTCTTGGTCAGCGGCTTGGCGTAGCGCACGCCCCGCTTGAGATTGCCAGACTTGGTGAAGTTGCTCGGGTTCTGGCTGATGATCTCGTTGCGGGCGGCGACTTTAGCGTCGTAGCGATCAGCCTCGGCATTGCGAGCCGCCTGATGCGCGACGTTTGCCGACCAGATATCCGGATTACCCACGGGCGACATCGTGATTACGCTAATTCCGATCTCAAGCACTATGTTTTGAAACGTTGAGTCCAAAGCGTCCTGCGCCTGCTCAGCGAACGCGCGGATGCTCTCGGCGAATCCTCCCTCAAGCCCGCCGTACCGCTGGGTCATGTGTGATCCGCGGGGCATGTCACTTCCTCAGTTGGACGGTCCAGGTGGCTTTGGCTGGGTCTTCGGATACGTTGAGCGTCCGGTACCCGCTGATCAGGTCGCCAATCTTGGGCTCGGCCGGGATGGCAGTTACTGCATCGGCCTGCCCCTCGAACAGCTCGTTCTGCAGCACCAGCAGTTTCACGTCCTCGGTCTGGATGCGAGAGCCATCGATCTCCTTGGCCAGGTAGCTACCAAACACACCGCGCCCGGCGTAATGGAAGGTTGAGGCCGGGACAGTACCGCCGATCTCGGGGTCGTATCCGCCCTTGATCGTGCGGCTGCCGAGAACCGGCTTCACTGCATCTGCCAGGCCGTCCGGATCATCAAAGGCTTCGGCCAGCTCCGCTTGTAGTTCCTCGCGCATACCCATGATCAAACCCTCTTGAGCATCACGGTGCCAGAGCGACGGGTCCAAGGTGCAATCAGGTCCAGGGCGAAGTTCTCGCCAGTGGATCGCTCAACTGAGCCCGCAACGTAGGTCTTGCTGGTCGAGGTGCCGGCCTGGGCCGACACCGTCTTGCTCTGTACCTCGCGCTGGGTGTCCTTATAGAGCTTGCCGGCCGCAGCCAGCTTGGCCACCTGCGCGCCGGCGGTCACGATTGCATCCGGCACCGGGGTCGGCACAGTGCGCTTGATCTTGGCCGTGAGCCAGGCGTTGGCCATGGCCACAGCAAGGACCGCATCACCGGTACCGGCCCAGCCCTGCCCGAGCGCCTGGTCGACATCAGCGACGGTGATGAAGTCGGTCATGGCTTATTCCTTCGACGG